GTGCTGCGAAAGTCTGGGTAATGCTCAATCTCAAAATCTAGCGACCGCTCAATCAATTGCCCAGCCACACGGCCTACTGGATCATTATCCCCAAACCGGCGCGACACGTCAGCCTTCGGCAGCTTGGCGTAAACAGCAGGGATAAGCGTCTGCACGTTCGACCACAAAATATTAAATTTAGCTGTTTCGTTTGTGTGCGAGCTGCGATTGTCATCACGATAGCGCTTGACGATCTTTTGCGCTCTAGCTTCCCATTTCTTAAACTCATTGTCATACGCACCGACAACATTGAGCCATTTCTGCACACCAGTGCTAGTCTGTTCCATGTTATTGCCTAATAATTAATTGGTTAATCGGCACATCATATTCTGGATGTATTGCTTTACGTTCTTCTGCTGTTAAATTCATCCGATCTTGTGTCAATCTAGATTCAGCTTCTCCTGCCACGTGCCTATATTGTTCTTCTTTTGGCATATCATAGAATTTTTTAAATTTACCAACAACTTCATTATAAGCTCTTGCTGATTCTTGATTTTTAGATAAATTTCTATTTGCTTTGTTGTAAACACGCAATGATTCTTCTTTCGGAGTATTAAGCAATTGATCCCAATATGGGTTTTCTTTTAATACACTTTTGTTAATTGATTGTGCTGCTCGCCGCAACCATTCATCTCTTTGAAATCCTGGTCTTGTTGGCATTTTACCTAATTCACCACGTATTTCATTGCCATATTTATACCAATCATTCAAACTAAATATTGATCTTGGTTTAATATTATCGGCAACAGATAAATCTTTTAATTTATGCAAATATAATGATCTGCTTGCTTGTCCTAACATTTGCAAATTTCTATTCCATTCTGCATTTTTGCTTAAATATGGTTTAATTTCTTCACGTTCTTGTTGCCTTAATACACCGCCCATTATTTGTGGATTAGCACCTTTAGCAAATCCTTCAATATCTTGAATAGCATGTTGTAATTCATGCAATATTGTTGATTTTGCTTGACTTTCTGTTTGATTTGTGCCGCCGCCAGCAGTTATTATTTTTACTTCTGGATTCCAACTGCCCCTAGTATTTTCAGAAAATTCTCTTTCAATATTTATATTTTTTAATTGCGGATAATTTTCAAATAAAATATCGTGCTTTAAAACATTAATTAATTTATCTCTTTCTGTTGGTATTGGATAACCTGCCCCGCTAAATGTAGCGTTATTATCAGGTATTTCTTGCCTTAATTTACCTTCTGGTCCTTTAAAAACTCCAGTTTCACTACGTATTAATTTTGGATCAATTTTATTTGCTTCCATTTGCAATGCTCTGGCTTCTGCCGCAGCATCCCAATTTTTGGCTGACTTGCCAATAAACATGCCCAATGCACCGGATGGCGCACCGCCCGCAGCCCTAGACGCGCCAAACCCACCGCCCATTACATTCATTGCAACATTGGCTGCTTCTTCTGGCGCATTAAATTTAGGCGTTATATTGCCGCTTTCGTCAACATCGTAACCGCCTTGATATGCTCGACTTGGCGCTGAAATTGCATTAGCCATGCCTGCAATTGCACCAGGCAATGCCAAGCTGCGCTCATTCATTACTGAGCCTGGATGCGTATCTCGATACGGCAAAAATGTTGCGCGACCTTCCATCGGTAATGCTTTCTGTGTCCATGACGGTTCGGCAGGTGGCTGATTAGCCAACGCCGCAGCCAACTGACTGCGCGAGTTTTCACCCTGCCGCATCAATCTAGTATTGGCAGTAACCGGCGCTAACGCATCATCAAGTTTTTGTTGATAATTAAGCGCTGCCGCAATGCGATCTGCATCTGCCATGTTTACGAGAATATCCCGACAGCCATTACTTCAACGCCAGCGCCGGTGGTAATCTTCCAAGCGCCATTAGCCGATACCACATTTAATTCAATGTTGTATACGCCAACGCCACCACCTACGCTATTAGGCAGCACTGTATGCGTCAGAATGCCTGCGCCTGTGCCGTCAACGATTTGAACCAGCGATGTTGATGCGGTAGTCACTGTGCAGACAATGCGATGCAAGTAGTCACCAACTGCGCCTGTTGGCCCTAATACTTGCGCTGATTGTGATGCTGCAACATGCTCATAAAAATAACGATATGGATTGTTTACGCCGCTCATAGCCTTTGACTCCTAGTTGTTTTGTGGGAAGCCCACATGTCATTTAAAGTAACTTCGTTTTGTGAACCAACCATTAGTGGTTTGATTACATTAGGCGCTTTCACTGTGGGTTCTAAGCGCCAAGCCACCGCTAACATTCTGAAAGCATCGGCTGGATGACTGCACCAATCGTGCCTTGGCCGATCCCTAAATGCCTTTTTGTCCGCGTCATACTCGCGCTGATACTGCCTGAGAGCCTCGATGCCATCTTCGCATTTGACCGCATCAAACCAACAACGCGGTAACACTTGCCGCACTGCCTGGATGCCGTCTTGCACACCAAGATCAGGCACGATGGCCATGTTGTTGATGCCCAAGTATTCAGCCAACTGCTCAATCACTGACTTACCGGCTGCCGCTAGTGTCTTAGCCCGCGCATCGTGTGGTAGGTAATGCTTGCCGTATTTGTATTGCTTAGACTTGATGACCGCAGCCAAGTCGCTAATATTCGCGCCTGACACGCCGTAGTATTCCAGTATGTGCAGCTCGCCTCGAATAACCTGATACCACCAGATTGCGGTATCGTCACGAAAGCCCAAATCCCACGCTGTATGCACTGGTAGACTTGTATCATACTCAACTGGCACGATTCTGCCCTGCTCAGTAGCCTCACGCATCTCTGTTCCGTAGTATGCACCCAAGATCGCAGCCTCAAAGCTGCATTCCATCTCTTGCAGGTATTGATCTTCGCTCAACTGTGCGCGAGCTGCCGCAAGCTCTGACTCAGGCAACAGACCGCTAGTGCTTGCCGGTAAGCGCAGCAAGAACCACTCGTCTGGTGATTTTGATGCAGTCTGATATATCTGCCAAAACTGATTCTTGCCTTTCGGTGTGCCGCCAAACACGCACCAACCCTGCTTATCACTTAATGCAGGCCGCAGGATGTTTCCCCAGATGCTGGGCTTAAAATCGCCGTATTCATCCAAATAAAGGCCATCGAAACCCAAGCCACGCATTGCGTCTGCATTGTCTGCCCCAAACAGTTTCACGCGCGAGCCATTGTGCAGCTCGATTTGCAATTCAGACTCATTGCTGACTTTGATGAGCGGATCGGCATAACGCTTGAGATAATCCCAAACCACCGCCTTAGCCTGGCTGCGATATGGCGCAACGTAGCCAAATAACGGCATAGCTGACTTGCAGAGCGCTGCCGCTCGCACAATGTCATTAATGGCTGCTACGGTCTTACCTGCCCGCCTGTGTGCGACAAGACACGCCCATCTGTGTGGGCGCTTATGAAATGCTTTAAACGCGCCTCTCGGCACGTAGGGTAACGTAACTACTCGTCTGACCATCGGATCACCAGCTCAACCGGTCCTTCGTCTGGGCCGGTAACCTCAGCTCGTGCAAGCTTGGGTATGTGATACTCAATTGCTCTAAGATACAGATCGGCTGCCTTACATGGGTCTTTCTCTGCCGTCTGAGCCAACCAAGTCTCAAAGTTTCCAATGTTATTCTGCGCGATTAGCGCAATAGCATTCCTTACGTCTTGGGTAGTCTGATTAGGTTTACCCTTACGTGAGCCACCACCTGTTTTGAGACCTTTAGCCATGTTATCGCTCTTTATCGCTCTTTGCGATTGACGCGAGCGAGAACATCGCTCATTTTCTTAGCCTTATCAGCCGCAACATAATCTTGCGCTACTGACACCGGAATGCCTGCATCTTTAGCAAATTTAGAATTATGCGCTGCTGCTTGCATAAACCGCTCTTGCTTTTTAGATGTGCTTGGCATAATTACTTAAACGTCTTTAACTTATACAATGTGGAATCAATTAACTCTGCAATTTCATCCACAATATTCTGTAATTGCGTCTCGTCAGGCAACACTTTGCGGATCGTATCCACAAAGTCTTTAATCTTCTCAATATATGCAACTGGATCACGCGCCAAATGAAAGTCACTTGGATACTTGTCAATGACCTCATAACATCCCTGATAAGCCTCAGCCCATTTATCAGCCAGCTCAATAATGCGATCATAGTAGTCATTCAACGCCACATGCCGCGCATAACTAGTCGTTTGCAGATGCATAAAGTGTGTATTTGTGCTTGAATGCAGCAATACCGCTACAAACGTAGCAGCATTATCTTTTTGCGATGCCATAAAATCCCCTAAAATTGGGTTAAATTTAATGTTAATCCCAATAAATCATAGCGTCAAGCATTTATTGCACCAATTAACCTTAACGCTGCATCTGGGTGCTCAACTACCGCCAGTGTGCCGCCCAGCCACCGCTCATGCCATTCAATCTGATCTGGCGTGAGCATTCGCTTACTCGGCACTTTGTTTCCGTCTTTAACCTCAAGCAGATACGTCACGCCTTTGTAGCCAACCAATAGATCAGGCACTCCGTCACCCACAGCCGACAAGCTCTGCACTGTTGCGCCTGCCGCCCTGAGCGCAATAATTACCTGAGTTTGGTTCGCATCTGTCCTGGCTGCTCTACGCATAATATTGCCCTTTCTAAAATCAAATTATACGCGGCAAAAACACTACGTTTTGCCGCAACTGTATTCGATACTGTATCACTAAAGAAAAGAGATAGAGATACAAGTATCTCAACTTGTTAAGAGAAAGAGATTCGATACGTATCAAATACAAAACAAGCGCAAGTTCCTGATCTACTTGCGCTTTATGGTTGAAAACCTTAATAACATCTGCCCATATCTTACGCATTTTTGTATCGCTATCTATGCCCAAACATACAGCGATACAGTCACGACACATCTTTGACTGTATCTTTTGCCTTTTTACCTGCCTCCGTAAGCACCCATTTCTTACGATATAGGCGCACCAATTTCTCTAATTTAAGGTCTTTTAAATGGCGCTGAACCTTGCCCACATACGGATCACCAGTGCTGGTAAACCACTGCAACTCAATTGCATATTCGCGCAAGCTCAATCGTGCCTTGTTGCCCATAATTAACAATAATTGATTTTCCTCACTGGTGGCAATGTCCTGCAATTGCTCGGTGGTTTTAGCGTCTACGGCTGTCGCAACCACCGATGTGACCTGACTACCTAAATTAGTCAATAACCCGTCAAAAGTGCATACGTCTAGCTTGATGTCGATAAAATCAAATGCCGGACCGCGCACCTTATTCCACCCAAGCTGCACAATCTCGCCCTCTTTCCACGCTGTTAGATTAGCATCCAACTCATTTAAGAATGCAGAGCCACCACGCGGCATTAATCCTTCATGGCCAGACGCATACTTAGATGGATGGCACAAAACCATAACCGCAGGTCTACCCTCTAATTCGGTTAATTTACGCAATTTCATGGCGTGAGCCACCATCTGACTATTACTATTTTCCTCGTCACCATTAAAAAATGCTGCACTGGAATCCACAACCACCAAGCCAAAACCACCGCGATCTACCGCCAATTGCTGCAAGTGCGCCATATTCGCAGCAATATCAAACCGCGCAAATGCAAAAGTAATGTCATTAAATGCGCCATGCAGGAAAAATAATTGTTCCATGCCTTTCACCCGCAGCCTAATATCCTCTGGATTTTCCCCCGCCAAAAACAATACATTGGCCTTAGCTGCCTTATGCCGACCAAATGATCGACCAAGAGCCACCGATGCCGCCATAGAAAGCCCTATAGCGGTCTTGCCTGCATTAGATAAACCCGTTAAGCCATGTAGATAGCCTCGCAACAAGATGCCGTCTATGACGTATTCTGGAGCTTTAAACGCATCGCCAAAGTCTGAGCCTTGCTGCACTGTAAAATCAGCACTAACACTGGCTGTTATGGATGGCTGCTTTACTGACAGTGGATTTACCCACCCGACCGCCTGAGCGCGAGCAAATATGGTTTTAATCGACACGCCGCCTTTATCTGTCCTGAACGACATCCACCTGCGCCTTTGGTCTTTATGGTCGAATTTGGGTGATTCAACTGACCAATCAACCCAGACCTGGTATGCCAGATCGCCAAGACCGGTGGCATGTAGCGCCATGCCCGCCTCGATCCACTGGTTATAATCATTTGCGTCTAAATGCTCAAGCGCCGATGCTGCCTCAGTAAGCTGCACTGGCAGCGTAATATTGCCCAAACTCGCAGTGCTGGGCGCACTGGTCGCACTATCGCATAGCATCTGCTCTAACCATACTGGCGCACGACTCGGATTAAATCCTTGCAGCAAGTCTAATCCATCATCCCATGAGTATCTGCGCCCAGAATGGTGGATACTCGGTTCTGCCACAATATAACCATTAGCCTTAACATCTATCCCCTGCCCTAGCTTGCCCTTTATCTTAGGCATTAACTTCTCATCAATCACAAATAGATAATGCCAGCCGTTCCCTGTGCGCTGTGTAGCCGTTTCAGGTAACTGTCCATTGGCTTGCAGTATTGCCTCCCAGGTAAGGTGGCCGTTATTGCGAGTATCGACATCAAGCGCAATTGTGCCGTGATCCCCCATCGCAATACCGATATTGGCTGTTGGCCACTGTGACCACCAACCCTTAATCTGTATCTCGTCACTGGATGCCTCATTAGCCCCACGCTGTGTCAATGGGTGCTTGCCTGGTGACTTGCACGACTGATTGCCACATGTGCATATGCCGCCCTTGATGCTGTGCAGTGGCAGGATACGGTATCCCTGACTTGCGTATTTAAGCGCTGAGTCTAGTATTATTTTTGGGTGCAGCTCAACTACGTTATCTGACATCATTTCTTCCCCTTACGCTCTTTAACGAGCTTTCTAAAATCCTTGTCATCAATCACAAAATGGTAGCCGCCCATACGGATCGTGTGGATTTTTCCGTCTGCAATTAATTTATATGTCCATT